TTCTTGTACAAACCTAACAGCCTCAGTATATCGTTCATCTATATCAGTCATATAATCATGCCCAATATTTTTATCTGCACCTGCCTTAAGTGCATTATCAACCGTTGCTTTTATCTCATCATATTGGCCATGTTTCAATAATTCAACCGATCCTAAAATTGCTTTCTTGATCTCTTGATTTTTACAGAAATCCATTGCCTGATCTTTAATATACTCTAAATCAGTTGAGTCTGTATATTTCCATGCATCTTTAAGATGTGCAACAACTTGGTCTTTCAATACATCATGCTCCACCTTTTCTAGTTTCACTTTCATTACTTCTAATGTAGGCGAGGCATTATATTCTTTCTGGTATTCTAATATTGTAGATACAATCCATTCATTTGCATCTGATTCAAAGTACTTCGGACTAAGGATATCTGAAATTTGTTGTAGAAATGATTTGTCTACTAACAAACTTGTTATAACTTTAATCTGAAATGCGTATCCGTAACTACTTAATCTATCTGTCATGCATTAATTATAATAATTTATTTTCAAATAACCTAATCTTTACCCAACGAAGCAAATGCATTCAGTGAATTGAATGATGAATTTAACCAAGAATCTAAATCTTTGATAACTGTATACATTTTGTCGGCCATAAACATTTTCTTAAACTCATAAGTATTAAGTTTGTCTATATCACCTTGCATCTTATCTAATGTTATCATTTTAGCACCTCCATGTATATCAACTTCTTTTAACTGCATAAGTTTATAATTAAGGTCTAATAATTCTTCATTCTTTGAAACTAGTTCATGCACTTTATATTTCTTTTCTACATTTGCTGCATGTTCAACTAGTTCCTGTATTGTAACTTCTCTATCGTCAGTAAACATTGGAAAATGTTTAATTAGGCTCTTAGGTCCTACTCCTTTAAGTCCTGGTATATTATCGGACTTATCACCAATAAAAGAACGATACACCAAATAGTTCTTTGAGCTAAACCCAAATTCTTCTTGCATCACACTTGGCGTGTACATCTTCTTTTTTATGGGGCTCCATACTGAAATTCTATTATTTACTAACTGAAGGAAATCTCTATCTGTTGAACAAATTGTAACTCTATTTTCATCTTTAGTATATACTTCATTTGCAATATATGCCATTATATCATCTGCTTCTACATTGTCAATTGATAATGTAGTAACAGGTAAGCAATTTAGGTATTGTACCATTCGACCAAATTGTTTTTTCATCGAAGCAGATTCATCTTCTAATGAAGCAAATTCTTGATACCTATTAAATGCTGTCTTGTTAGCCCGATTTGCTTTATATTCTGGAAATAGTTCTTTTCTTCGTTTAGAACCACCCTTACCATCAAATACAATTACGCATCTTGTTGGCTTTATCTTACGGATAACGGCGGCAACAGATCTTAAAAAACCTGTTACGCCGCCTATATGTTGTCCGTCGTCATTAAGAGCCGGCACGGCTGAAAACACTCTAATGAATGTATTCAGACCGTCGATCACTAAAAGATGGCTGTCCTTACTTGATCCTTTACCTTGCTCTCTTTCCCTTTCTACTTCTTGTAGTATGTCAAAAAAACGTCCTTTCATTAGCCTTCTTCGCTAACAAATTCTTCATCTATTTGAACATCATCAATTCCAATGTCCTCGCCCGGTTTATATTTAAGAATATAGGCTTCACATATTTGTGCATAGATTTCATCTTTCAATCCGTCGATCTCATCTAACTTCTTTTCAAAATCTTTTGATAAGAATTTAACATCTGTACCATCTTCTCTAGTAAATGTATACCATGCACCTGCTGTTCCTACTAACTTAAATTGCTTCATAACATTAAGCCAACCACCGTAGTTATCAATTCCTGATTCAAAATAGATATCATAATCAATAGTTTTCAATGGTGGACCCATTCTGTTTTTAACCACTTGGCATCTAGTTTTAATTCCGATAGCCTGATCGACACCGTCCTTTTTAACTTTGATTTGACCAACTGATTTGAGTCGTAACCTTACCGAAGCGTGAAATGGAATCGCTTTACCACCTGATGTAGTATAAGGGTCTCCAAATGCTACTCCTAGTCTAGTTCGTAATTGATTTGTGAATATTAAACAAATTTTGTTACGGCCTATCATATTTGTAAGCTTTCGCATACCTTTTGATAATATAATAGCTTTACTTGTCGCATAACCATCCTTATCAAATTCTTTAGCCATTTCAATTTTTGTAGAAGCCCCCATTACAGAATCTACTACAATTGTTACTAATCTGTCTTTATTCGATTCACGAATCTTTACTACTATACTTTCAATAGCTTCGAAAATGTCTTCGATTGTTTCTAAAGGGACATATAACATCTTTTCCAGATCAAGTCCTATTGCTTCTAAAAACTCTCTACTTATTGCATTTTCGGTATCTATATAAACAGCTAATCCACCTTGCTGCTGACAATTTGCCAACGCATGTGCTGCTAATAAAGATTTTCCTGATGCTTCTAGTCCTGTAATCTCAGTAATTCTACCGACAGGAAATCCACCTTCCTTACGATTTGAAATTGCAAGATCAAGCATTGAGGAACCACTTCCTACCCAACCTCTAACTTCGCTAGGTGCCTTAGTATCTCCATCTAAGAAAAATGCAGTTTGATATCCTGTATTCTTAAACTTCTTATTAAGACTATCAGCTAATTCTATCGCTAAGGAGTCCGCTAGTTCGCTCTTTGTTTTTGATTTTGCCATAAATGTAACTTTTTTTTATTCGTTAAATAACTCGTCAAATGCTGCAGATACATCATCTACTTTATTGACGCCGGCTGGTGCCGCTTCTTTCTTTGGTGCTTCTGTTGCTGCAGGTCTTGCATCTGTCGATGTACCAGTATCACTATCAGGATTCAACCATTCTTCTAATGCTCCTTTAAGATCATCATATGATGGCTCTTTAAAAATATCATCTAAGTTAGATTGGTTATTTGCTGCTTGTTCAGCAACATTTTTATCCTCTGTCATTGGAGTAACATTTGGCTTTACTCTAATAGTAGTTTTTGGAAATGCTCCTGCTTCTGCTGGAGTAAATTCAACTAAGATATCTCTACCTCCCATTGGGTCTGAAATATCACCATAATCTGGATCTGAAATAATACCTAATAATTCAGTATATACTTGTTTACCAAAACCCCAAAATTTAACACCTTCTGATTCCGAACCTCTTACAAGGATAGGAACATATGTTCTCATTTTAGGTTCCATCTTCTTACCTAACTTCCATTCATCGGAATTACCTGATGCTTTAAGTTTTTCACAAAACTCAACAACTGGATCTGCTTTTCCGTTTGTAATTGGAGATAGATAATTTTTCTTACCTAAATCATAATGAAAATAAAGTTCTCTGAAAGGATTACTTCTGTCGTGCTGATAAGGCACAATTCTTACAATTTGTTTACCTGGTTCAGGTCTCCATAAATTGTTTCGGCGAGTGCCGGTCGTTTGTAATTGATTAAGTTTAGCCTTAATCGCGTTTAAGTCAATTGCCATTTTTTCTTTTCTTTTTTTAATGGTTAATAATTAATTAATAATATAACAACTTTATTTCGTATTTCCTAAGCATTATTGAAAAAAGTTGCAAAAAAGTTTTTAACTGCTATTTTTTATTTTTTAATTTTGAGTTTAATTATGGCTAAACTCTAATCCTTATTATTTTGTGCCGCCTATTCTTTTAAATTCTTTCAGCAATGGCTTATCACTGACTTTAGATTCCATCATCTTTTCAATTTCCATTGCATAATCATTATCCATGAACATGTCATATAATCCATTTAAAATATCTTGTCTACCTGCTTTTGATACCGCATCAATATATGAATCAATGGCTTTATAAAATGTTTGCACATCATTTGGGTCTAATTTTGTCATCATTGTCTTTCTCCCTTTTATTTAATATAAATATAATGAAAATATCTTTAATATCCTAATTTATATATCTATTCTTTTGTGTAAATCTAAATGTATATGTCTCAAGTCATCACCATCTGTTAATAATAATGAATTTTCATATACTGGCCAATTAATAATAAATTTCTTATCTAGTATACCATTATTAGCTTTTAGTATAATAACATTTAATGCATTAACTGTATATAATGTATTTGTTTCTTTCTTTCTATGTATCATAATTGTATTAGGTGTCTTACCGTAATCATCTGGCTTAACATTATATGTAACATATAAATCCTGTCTACTGTTAGCATCAGAAAACACAAACATTCTTTTCTCTGATACTGTATATGATTTTTTTACATAATCTACTATCAGGTCCAAATCCTTTCTATGTGCAAATGTACATAATAATTGTGTTCTCACTCTATTCTCCTATCCTATTTTTTCAGCTTGTGCGCCAAATTTACCAATTGGTCGAGCGGAATGAGCCATTCCTACTACATGGGCTCCTTGCGTTCCACCACCACAAATACAATCTTCGGTTGGTACAAACCATACTTTCTGCAGATCTGGGACATAAAAGATCACTCCTTGACCTCCTCCATCTGCAATTCCATCTCGTCTCATCTCAATATCTAATTGTTCTTGTATCTTAATTAAAGCATCATAATCATTATCAACACCACCATACTTATCATTTAATGCTTCCACTACTCCCTCTTTTACCATTCCACCATCAAATACTGTTTTTAATGCAAATTCATTTTCAGCATTACCTTTTAATACAGGACTCAATGTTCTTGCCAATTTACTCTTACTAAAGGTTTTCATACCTAATCTAATGTAAGTGTTTCTATTTTTTAATTCTTTGACATGCCACCCTTTGCCATTAATAGTAACATCATGCGGAGCATTAGCGCCTCCTAATTCTCCTTGATCGAATAAAAATGGTATTAAATATTCTCCTCTGCCCATCTCAGTACCTTTTGATCCTCCTCTAGCTGTTCCTATATCTGCCATTCCGTAAAATTCTTTTGGCACATCCCAGCCTGATTCGCCTCCTCCTGATGGAATTTTATCTAAACTAAATAACCATTTTGCTAATGATTTTGGATCTGCACTATAAAGTTCATCTAAAACTTCATCTATATATTTAGCAGTATATGTTGCTGATGTTATATCATATAATGT